CTTAGTTGAAAAAGAAAGTTTAGATAATATTACTGAAGGAATTGATAGACAAATTTATGAAGGAGCCGATGATGATTTTAAAGATGGTCCTCCTTGTTTAGCCAAGCTTTCGACTATCATGAAAGACCCAACTTTTGATGGGAAAGATAGGTTTATGTATAATTATCATGTCTTTGTGAAGATGAAATATGAAGATACCTGGAAACAGAAAGTTAAGAATGCACCCGTAAAATATTTTGCCGAACAACATGCAAATGCATGGGATGATAAATTATTAAATGCGAAAGTAAGATCATGGGCAAGATCATTAAAAGGATATACCTGTACCCAGAGTCCGATTAGCGATCATTGTAAAAAAGGAATATGTGTTAAAAAAAGATTTGGAGTTTTAGCAGGCTCAAAGGGAACGTATCCTGAATTAACTAATTTAAAGAAAATAGATCTAGAACCAGAACCAGAATTTGAATTTGATGTAATTAAATCGGATGGTATTAGCACCGCTACAGTTCATTGTAGAAGTGTAGAACATGTTAATGATCAACGTAAAAGAAGAAATGCTATATCGAAAGCAGCAGGATTTGCTCCCCCTATTATTAAAGGAGATGAAGATCAAACGGTTCTCGATGCATTATGGAGAACACAGAAAGTAGTTTCCCCTCCTATTGGAACCACTCCTAAAGAAAAATTACACGATGTTCTTCACGCTAAAATAAATGGAGCGAAAGCTACGAATGATGCCAGCTTTAAATCAGGAACTGTTTTAATTGAAGAAGGCTATGCCTATTTTAAATTTGATAAATTTTATGACAAATTAAAATCTAAGAATTGGAAATACAGTGAGGATAAAACTGGAAACATGATGATGAAAACTTATGAAAATTGTGACATAGAATTTATGCAATCAAAAAGATTCCCTAGTAAAACTAAAGGTAAATATAACACACCAACTAAAAATATAGTTAAAATTTCTATTAAAGAATTTGAAAACGTGCCGATCTATCACACTCGACTCGAGCACCAAAAGGATATCATATGATGAGAAAAATACTCGGGCCTCCGGGAACAGGGAAAACAACTAGACTATTAAAATATGTAAAAACATTTTTAAAACTGGGAACTCCTCTAGAGAAAATAGGGTATTTTGCCTTCACTAAAAAGGCTGCAAATGAAGCAAAAAATAGAATGTTGGACAGTTATCCTGACCTATCTTACAAGCATTTAAAACGTTTTCAAACTTTACACTCTTTAGCTTTTGAAAGATTAGGTATGAAAAAAAGTGAAGTTATGCAAGATGAACACTACGAAGACATAGGAAAAAAATTAGGAATAGAAGTTACAGTTTATAGCGATGGTCAAGAACGAACAGGGTTTGTAGATTCAGATAGTGAATATTTTAATTTAATTAATGCCGCAAGAATTAAGGGAATTACTAGTGAAGAAGAATATAATAGCGACATGTATTCTAGTGAGCTCGACAAGAATTTAATTCCTATTTTAGAAGATGAAATAAACAACTATAAAGATGCCTTTCAGTTGAAAGATTTTACCGACATGATACATAAATTTAATAAGGCAGAATTGTGTCCAAAATTTGACGTAGTTTTTATTGATGAGGCCCAAGATTTATCACCTATTCAATGGAAGATGTTCGAAGAGTTAAAAAAGAACACAAAACATATGATATTAGCGGGTGATGATGATCAAGCCATTTATGCATGGGCTGGTGCAGACGTTAAAAGATTTCAAGATGAACCCGCAAAAGAAATTGTTTTGCCACAATCTTATAGAGTACCAAGAACAATTCAACACATTGCTGACAATATTTTAGATAGAATACCAGATGAGAGAAGAATTAAAAAAGAATGGGAAGCAAGAGACGAAGAAGGAGATATATATTTTGGTACTTCAGTTGAAGATGTTCCATTACATAAAGGAAAATGGTTAGTGCTCGCTAGGTATAATGACAGATTAATAAAACTTAAATCCTCACTTAGAGATATGGGGATTTATTTCGAATACAAAGGACGTAAAAGTTATAAGACAAGACTTTATAATGCCATTCAAAATTATACACGATGGACTAAAGGAGAAAAACTATCGATCACAGAATGCAGAGATCTATTTGAATACCTGGGTAAAGACTTTACCCAAACAGAGGAACGTATGTATGACCTGAGAGAATTTGGATATAGTCATACGAAACGATGGTTTGATGTATTTGAAACCGAACCTGATGACAGCTTATATATTAGAAATATGTTAAGTCAGGGGGAAGAATTAAGTCAACCGGCTAGGGTTATTCTATCCACCATTCATTCTGCTAAAGGAGGAGAGGCTGAAAATGTATTATTAATTTTAGATAATACCAAAAATATTAGAGAAGCCATTGAAAGATCCCCTGATAAAAGCGATGAAGAAAATAGGATATGGTATGTAGGAGTAACAAGAACAAAACAGAACCTTTATATATTGGCTGCACGAAAGGAGAGTAATGGATATGACATCGAAAGTGTACATTAAGCAGATCGGTGGGGCCCACTACAAGAAAATGAAAATTCAGCCTAGTGAATTTGTGCATGAAAATAAAATGTTATTTGCAGAAGGAAACATAATAAAGTATATATGTAGGCACCCGTATAAAGATGGAAAGCAGGATATATTGAAGGCAATACATTATTGTGAAATGATTATTGAAAGAGATTACAAAGATTTAAATCCCGAAGAGAAATCCAACTCATGGGGGATCTTAAAGAAATGAGAATCCCTAAATTTGAAGCACAAACTGAATGGGTTAAACCAACAGAGTTTCCAGACTTAAGACAAGTCGACGAAATAGCAATAGACTTAGAAACAAAAGATCCTGATCTTCTTAAGAAAGGATCTGGTTCAGTAATTGGTAATGGAGAAATCATTGGAGTTGCAGTAGCCACTTCATTCTATAAAGGATATTTTCCAATTGCTCATGAAGGTGGGGGAAACATGGATAAGAAACAAGTTTTCTCTTGGCTTAAAGATATTTTAGAAGCACCATCCACAAAAATTTTTCACAATGCAATTTACGACGTGTGTTGGTTGAGAGCAGCTGGATTTAAAATTAATGGTGACATTGTTTGTACCATGATCGCGGCAGCAATTACCGATGAGAATAGATTTAGATATGATCTTAATAGTTTATCCTGGCATTATTTAGGTTATGGAAAGAACGAAAGAGCTTTAGCTGAAGCTGCAGAAGAATGGGGCATCGATCCTAAAGCAGAAATGTATAAGCTACCTGCCATGCACGCAGGTTCTTACGCAGAGAGGGATGCTGAAATAACGTTAGGGTTATGGCAAGAACTTAAAAAAGAAATTATTCATCAGGACCTAGAAGACATTTTTGATTTAGAAACAGATCTGTTTCCGTGCCTGGTTGACATGAGATTCAAAGGAGTCAGAGTCGATGCAGAACGAGCTCATCTCATGAAGAAAGAACTGATGGCTGAAGAACAAGAAATCTTAAGAGCCATTGAAAAAGAAACTAATATTTTACCACAGATATGGGCCGCAAGATCAGTAGCTAATGTATTTGATATGTTAAAAATAGAATATCCACGCACAGAAAAAACTTCTGCTCCTTCCTTTACTAAAAATTTTTTACAAGAACATAAACATCCTGTCGTTAGAATGATTGCGAAGGCTAGAGAAATTAATAAAGCTCACACAACTTTTATTGATTCTATTTTAAGATATGAACACAAAGGTAGAATCCATGCAGAAATAAATCAACTTAGATCCCAGAGTGGGGGAACTGTTACTGGTAGATTTAGTTATCAGAATCCAAACCTTCAACAGATTCCCGCAAGAAATAAAGACTTAGGACCAAAGATTAGAAGTTTATTTATACCTGAAGAAGGATGTAAATGGGGCTGCTTTGATTACTCTCAGCAAGAGCCTAGACTCGTTGTGCATTATGCAGCATTATATAAACTACCATCAGTGTATGAAGTGGTCGATGCATATCAAGCAGATTCAAATTCAGACTTCCACGGCACAGTAGCCGATATGGCACAGATTCCTAGATCACAAGCTAAAACAATTAATTTAGGATTATTTTATGGAATGGGTAAAGCTAAACTTCAAGCAGAACTGGGAGTGACTAAAGACAAAGCTGTTGAATTATTTAATCAATATCACGCTAAAGTTCCATTTGTAAAACAGTTAATGGAGAAAGCATCGAACCGAGCACAGGACAGAGGACAGATTAGAACCTTACTGGGAAGATTATGCCGGTTTCATTTATGGGAACCCAACAGTTTCGGAATGCATAAAGCATTACCCCACGAAGAAGCCCTCAAGGAACACGGACCGGGGATTAGAAGAGCATACACATACAAATCTTTAAACAAGCTTATACAAGGATCAGCAGCAGATATGACAAAAAAATCTATGCTAGATTTATATAAGGAAGGCATCGTTCCTCATATTCAAATACATGATGAGCTTGATTTATCTTTGAGAGATGATAATGAAGCTAAGAAAATCATTGAGATTATGGAGAATGCTGTTACACTAGAAGTTCCCAATAAAGTTGATTATGAACAGGGTAAAAATTGGGGGGACATCTATGATAAATAGAGGAGGAAACTATGGAAATGATTAAAGATATATGGGCTGAAGCAAAAGCACATAAAAAAATATCAATAGCAGTAGCTGTTGTGATAGTCGTTTTGATTATCGCAGCATTCTAAAGTGAGGTTTATGTTAGATGGCGTACCTAAATGTAAATATACCATTGATCTATTGCCAGATCAGAAGAGAATTTCTCTATGACCTTAAAAAACACCATGGAGAAGTGGAAGACTGCATGGTTTTTGGCCTGGCATCGATGGCAGGGCGCCCTCTACTCTTTCATGCACTTATGGAAAATGGTGGGGTCTACTATCGCTTACCACTTCACGCGTTTATACAGCACGGATTTGAAGTCAAAGACGTTCCTAGGATGCAGCTACATGAGTTGGAGCTTTGGAATTGTTTTAGTTATCATCCTGCTATTACTGTTTACGACGCTTTAACAACATCAGGAAAATATCTCGGGAAAGACAAGAAGTGGTACAGAGGATCGTACCTTTTTACAGTTGACTGGGGCTCTCCAGATAGTAATATAGTTGATACGGATCATTCTGAGATTCCGCAAGAACATAAATGTGCCCACGTAATGGCACTTGAAAACGGAAATTACGCCGCTCAGCCAAACAACAGAATTTTATGGCACATCCCTTCTTACACCGTAAGAAATGAAGTTCCAGATTGGGACGTTAATACTCAAAACTGGAGTGTTGAAGATGGTCGTGACTGGAAAACTGCTGATACCAATAAATTTTTTTACGATATAGAGGAAACTAAAAATGAAAAATAAATGTACAACAACAGAAGAAAAAGAAACTTGCAGTACGCATACCAAAGAAAAAGAAAAATCAGGTACATGTTGTCAAGAAAACGTAGACCAAGAAAAAGCAGAACAACAAACGTATGAGTATCAACCTCAAACAAGTGGTGAACTTGTCATTGATGATACCAACGACTGTGAATGGTGTCAGTAATGAATGAAAAACTAATCACAGCACTTCTCGCTATTTTATTAGCGCTCGGAGGATGGACGCTTCAGCGTACATTTTCTCTTTCACAAGACATGGTTCTAATTAAAACCAAAGTGGAGATGATAGAAGATGAAATACAAAACTTTAAAGCTCATAAGGGCAAGAAGAAACGCAAGAAAAATAAGGGAACAGGAAACTAAATGGATGAAGTATTTAGTCTCTTCCCTTATTATTGTTTTGTTATCTTTAGCAACCTGCACTCAAGCATTAGCAAAAAACGAATACTTGGGTGGCAACTGGCGTAATTGTGAAGCCGGCCACATCGAACCTTACCTTCAATACAGCACTGATGATTATGACTATTCCATTGCCGATAGTGGTAATGAATATGAAAGAGAAGGCTGGGATCTAGGAGTTAGACTTCGTTTTAAGTTTGGTCATACCTGCAATAAAGAATTTAGAAAAAAACAATCTGATCGTTATGAATTAGAACAACAAATGGAACTTCTTAAGATCTGTAGAAAATATAGAAACGTAGAAATGGGACCTGAACTTGAGTTAGTTGCAAAAAAATGTAGAGATATGAAATTCCTCAAAAAGGAAGAGAAAAGAAAACGAACTAATGATAATCTCTTTGATGCGATTATGGAACAAGAACACAAAAAACAAATGGAGCTGAAGACAAATGGATCTGAGTAAGAGTAAACTCGTTGTTGTAGTACCTATTGTGGTGTCTATCCTAGCTGCAACCTTTGGATCAGTTAAATATATTATTAATTTAACCGAAACCATTGAGGCTAATAAGCAGCAAGTAGCAATGTTGAACAAGGATATTCAAATAATCTTTGATAAATATGCCCAGGACAAAGAGGAGTTTACAAGAGAGATGTTTAATGTTAATGCTCGAGTTACTGAAGTAAATGCTTATTTCAGAGCTTTAGAGGAGATTCTTAGGAAAACAACAGATGCAGTTAGAGATCAAGAATGGAATATCAAAGACCTATCGAGGGAAGTATTGGGGGATTAATGCATAACCATCCATATGACATACATATGGCTGGTATGTTTATCTTTATTACGTTATATTTAGTTATGGATATTATATTTTAATGGCTGACAAGTTAATGACATTATTAGTTGGATTGCTCTTAGCCCTAGGAGGCTGGAGTCTTTCGCGTACCTTTGAACTCTCTACAATTCAAGCAGTACATGAAGATAAAGTGGATAAATTAGAGAGACATGTGGACAAACTACAAAGTCAAATTGAAAAGATGATGGACTCT